GTTTAGTAAGGTTGGCGGCGGAAGTGGCATACTAGGTCAATCTAATACAGCGACTGAACAAAAGAAACAATTAGATGATATGTTTAGTAAGATTGGTGGCGGTGGCGGTGTACTAGGCGACATGTTTAATCCAAAAATACTAGACGCCAAGCAAGCTGAAATTAATAAAGCCAAATTTGCCGAAGAAGACAAACATAAGAAAGCAGATGATGCTAGCAAAAAAGCCGAAGCTGAAGCCAAAAGTAAAACAGAGAATAAAGGAGCTCAGAATTCCAAACCTCCCGAGCATACAGCTACCATAAATGATCTCAATGATCAGCTGAAAACATTAAATAGTATGATGCTACAAGTAATTAGTAATACCGCCAACATGGCAAATCACGCTGAGAAGATTACTAAGAATACTAAACAAGGAAGATTCTAATTAAATGAGTTGGAAAAAATATTTCTCACCAGTTGCGAATACAGGTCAATCTGGACAATTGAGCACCATATCTGGAATCAATTCCGGTAATCGTCCTGGACCAGCACGTAGCAACTACAGTAGCTACTTACCTGATGTGTACACTGGTAGTCCAAATCGTATTGAACGTTACGCACAGTATGAAGTTATGGATTCAGATCCAGAAGTTAACGCGGCATTAGATATTCTAGCAGAGTTTTGTACACAAAAGTTAAAGGATTCAAAGAGTCCATTTGCTGTCCATTGGCGCAGTAAGGCAACTAACGTAGAAGTTCGTGTGTTAGGTGAATATTTACAACAATGGAATAAATTACAAAAGTTTGACACACGTATTTTCCGTATTGTACGTAATGTATTCAAGTACGGAGATGCTTTCTTTATTCGTGATCCAGAGAATCAAAAGTGGTCATGGGTAGATACAGCACAAGTTATCAAAGTTATTGTTAACGAAAGCGAAGGCAAAAAGCCAGAGCAGTATGTTATTAAAAATATCGCACCTAATTTTGAAAGTTTAGTTGCTACACAAATTACTCCTAACATTAATCCACGCAACGCAGGCGGTGGAGTCATTGTTCCTGCTAGCGGATACACTGGATCTAGTGGTGCTAGCCAAGCAGGTGCCGGCGGAGCAAGCACAAGTGGTAGTAATCGTTTTGGTTTACAACAAACTGAACACGCAATTAACGCAGAACACATTGTTCACTTGAGTTTAAGTGAAGGTTTGGATAACAATTATCCGTTTGGTAACAGTTTATTAGAAAATATCTTTAAAGTTTACAAGCAAAAAGAACTTTTAGAAGATGCTATTCTTATCTATCGTATACAACGTGCTCCAGAACGTCGTGTATTCCATATCGACGTAGGTAATATGCCTAGTCACTTGGCTATGGCATTCGTTGAACGTGTTAAGAACGAAATCCATCAACGCCGTATTCCGTCACAAACAGGTGGCGGACAGAACGTCATAGACTCTGCATACAACCCTCTAAGCATTAATGAATATTATTTCTTCCCTAAAACAGCAGACGGCAAAGGTTCCGAAGTCACAATGCTAGAAGGCGGTAAGAATATTGGTGAAATTGACGACTTGAAGTACTTTACTAACAAGTTATTCCGTGGATTACGTATTCCTAGTAGCTATTTGCCTACAGGTCAAGACGATTCACAAAGCAATTTCAATGATGGACGTGTTGGTACAGCTTATATTCAAGAGCTACGCTTTAACAAATACTGTGAAAGACTACAAAGTTTGATATCACAAATCTTTGATGAAGAGTTTAAACTGTTTTTGAACAGTAAAGGAATGAACATCGATCCAGCATTGTTTGAATTAAACTTCAATCCTCCGCTGAACTTTGCTAGTAGCAAGCAGGCAAGTATCGATGCTGAACGTATTAATACATTTAATACTATTCAAGCTATTCCTTTTGTTAGCAAACGATTTGCTCTTAAACGATTCTTAGGTTTAACCGACGAGGAAGTAGCAGAAAACGAACGTGCCTGGGCCGAAGAAAACGGCAAAGGACAAGCAACAACCACTGATGCCGCTGGAGAATTACGTAGCGCAGGCTTATCTGCTAGCGGTATTGAAGGCGATATGGGCATGGCTGGAGATATGACTGCTCCGGAAGACTTAACTGCTGAAGCCGGTACAGAAGAAGGAACTGGTAGTCCTGTACCTCCTGTTGCTGGCACACAACCGGGCGCTCCAATACCTGGCGGCTAAATACAATATGATTTTAAGAGAATTGTTTTATATTGATCCTGATACAAGGCACGTAGCTAACGATTTACGCTACGAGCCTAGTCTTGACACTACGCAAATGCATAGAAGTGATACACGCAAGACAAGATTAACATTAAGACAGTTAAATGAACTACGTAAAAGTAGTGAAGCACACATACTGGAACAGGAAAGTGAACTAGCGTTTATACATTCAATGTACGCAACTCCGCCTGCTCCACCGGCATAATTACAAAAATCGGCCAAAAACGGCCGTTTTTGCTATATAAGTACACTATTTTTTAACAATAGTGTAAATAATAAACAGCCTTGTAACACAATTAACAGGAGATAAACATGACTGACCGCGCTCAATTTGAAGCTATGCTTGAAGCGTTGATCAATGAAGATCACGAACAAGCCAAAGAAATATTCCACAACATCGTTGTTGGAAAATCACGTGAAATTTACGAAGAATTATTAGCAGAAGACTTCAGCCCAGAAGAAGCTAACAAAGCTATCGGTGGCCATACTAAGAATGAAGGTATGGAAGAAGAAGAGTCTATGGAAGAAGAAGCCGAAGAAGAAGAAGGTGCTGAAGAAGAGTCCGATTCAGAAGACGACGCAGAATCAGACAGCGAAGATGACGCTGAAGAGCCAGAAGACGACGCTGAAGATAATCCTTTTGGCGGTGAAGATGACGCTGAAGACGACGGAGAAGAAACTCCAGAGTTTGGCGATGAAGAAGGTGGCGAAGAAGGTGGAGACATCGAAGATCGCGTTATGGACCTTGAAGATGCTTTAGAAGACCTAAAAGCAGAGTTTGAACAACTATTGCAAGGTGAAGAGCACGAAGAAGAACAAAATCCAGACATCCACGGACATGAATTAGATTCAATCCCAGGTTTCACCGGTGGTGACGAGCAAGGTGGTGCTGGTGAAGTTGACGAACTAGCAACTATGATGGAATATGTAAACAAAGTTGCAGCTCCAAAGCATGGTGACAACGGTGTTAACACTAAATCAACTATCGACAACATGAAGAATGACATGGGTGGTACAACAGCTAATATTGCTAAGAACTTTAGCACAACTAGCGGTGGTACACAAGGTGGTTTACTAAAGCCAACAGCAGGTGATTTAACAGCTGGTTTAGGTAATATTCAAAACCGTCCAGATGCTAAAGCAGGTAAAACTGGCTTTAAGACTCAAGTTAAAGACGCACACGGTGCTGAGAAAGCTGGCAAGAAAGAAACAGCTGACAACAAGCAAAGTATGTTGAATGGCGCACCTAAGCGTAACAAGTAATAACAGAGACTACTAAAAATATGTCTTTATACCTCCGAGAGAATCTCAGTTTCAACGAAGCAAAAATGGTCGTTGAGTCTGATGACAAAGAAGGAAAAAACTTATACATGTCCGGGATTTGTATCCAGGGCGGTATACGTAACGCTAACCAGCGTGTTTATCCGGTTAATGAGATTGGCAAGGCTGTCAAAACCCTTAATGATCAGATTCAAAACGGCTATTCAGTTCTCGGAGAAGTAGATCATCCAGATGATCTAAAAATAAACCTGGATCGTGTGTCGCATATGATTGTTAATATGTGGATGGACGGTCCTAATGGTTACGGTAAACTGAAAATTTTACCAACCCCTATGGGACAACTTATCAAGACAATGCTGGAAAGCGGAGTTAAGCTAGGTGTTTCAAGTCGCGGATCCGGAAACGTCAGAGATGACGGATCCGGTGAAGTATCAGATTTTGAGATTATCACAGTAGATATGGTAGCTCAACCTAGTGCTCCTGGAGCATATCCTACACCAATTTATGAACACCTTATGAACAATAAGGGCGGATTAAGTGCCTTGCGTATAGCGCAAGAGGTGAAAGGTGATCCTAAAGCACAAAAATATCTCAAAGAGAGTTTATTAGCAATAATAAACAAACTCCAATAATAAGGAGAATCACATGTTGGATGCACTAAAATCGTTATTTGAAAACAATGTGATTTCAGAAGAGATCAAAGAGTCAATCGAGCAAGCGTTCGAAGCCCGTATTAACGAAGCTAAAGAACAAGCTACTCAACAACTACGCGAAGAATTCGCACAAAAATACGAACACGACAAAAACACAATGATTGAAGCTGTTGATCGAATGATCAGCGAGCAACTTTCTGCTGAGATTGTTGAGTTTGCCGATGATCGCAATCAATTAGCTGAGATGAAAGTCAAATACGCTAAGAAGATGCAGCAAGATGCTGTGGTAATGAAGGAATTTGTTACACGTCAACTAGCTAAAGAAGTTCGTGAACTTCATGAAGATCAAGTAACAATGGCAGGTAAGTTTGGCGCATTAGAAC